GTCCAACTGGACCAGCGGACAATCTGCCGTCCGCCAAAGGGCTTTCAGACAGTTGTCAATTCGATTCTAAGATCGTCTAGTTCGCTTGACCCACGCAAGTGGATGCGTTTCGCGCATGATGAAAGGGAAACCGGCTAAGCTTTTGTTTGAAAACGTTACTTTCTGTTTCCAAACAGAAGGGAGAACAGATCTTAGCCCTGAAGGTACCTGTGCACCAACAGCGGTTGCAACGGAGTTGCGTTACCGGGGAACCAGGGAAGGTGGCGGTTAAAAGCGCCAAAACCCTAACCTAGGTCAGGCCGTGGCCTAAGGGGAACCCCAGCTTTGCTGGATCAAAGCCATAAAAGTCTTCGGGCTGCTATTGGAGAGGAAGCGAAGGGTAGAGATACCATAAGTAGTACCTCCTGTACCCTGACAAGGGAGCTCTACCAATGCCCGAAAGGGAAATGGAGTTCTGTAGATCGAAGCGATCTACAGTGTGGGAGTAGTTGGGTAACGCCATCTACATACCAATAGTTGAGAAATCAATAAGATAACATACAACTCCGGTTGTAGAGGTCCTTCGGTGCTTTCGGCTTATTGTACCGTCGGAAAGTCGTAAGACTGACCGATAGGCCGCTCAGGCCGAAAATCCTTAGGGATGCCAGGCGATTTTGAAGGGTATGGCCAGTTAAAATACTGGGGCCCTTCGGGGCTGAGCTGGGACCTCCCATGCGCAAGCAATACCTGGATAGAACAAGAGGTACCTTAAGGGGGGCGAGTACATTAAGTACGAATATCGCCGAAATAACCTCAAGGAGTTACCCTCCGAGCCTACCAAGGCTGCCTGCGGCCCCTCCAAATCCTGAAAGGGTTTTGTAGGGAAACCGAAGTCATAAAGCGGTTGTAATTATCTTCACCTAGATTTTTATAATGAAACTCCATCTACAACACTTATCTAGTATTGTATCCGGAGCCCACTTTATGTGGCAGACCACCGTAAAAGGTGGTCGCGCCCTTGGTGCGGGACTATCAAAAGTCCTGCACTTTAGGGAGGGAGGGGCGACTTCTAGGTGGTACAACGCAATTATGGCATACGGTAAGTTTGTCGTGACGTTACAACGTCAAAACGGGTGGACCTACGTGGTTATCTATCTTAAGGCTTGCTGTGTCCTGTTACAACAGGCTGCAGGAGGCTTTAAGATCGATAACACCCGTGACCTAAAATGTGCGGTTTCACGGACTGGCTCTGGGATTCCTCGAGTTATTCCACCGCGGATGCGACGGGCTGTGCAGTCTAAGGACATCTGGACGATTCGTATCTGGCTAACTTTATTCCGCCTCTATCAAGTAATTGAAATGCGGTCTATTGTGAAACTAGAATCGATCTCAGCTCCTAGTACCATGGATATTGGAATACTCTTGGACTGGGCTAACTTTTTAAATGCTTTTGTACCTTGCTTCTTTCGTGAAGTAGGGTATTCTAAAGTAGCCAATCGTTGGCCATGGTCTCCAGGTCGAAACATCCGAAAGGATGGAGCAGTTACTGGTTTAGAAGCTTATAACGGGCTTCCTGCTACGGGTTTACCCATAGCTGACCAAGTGCTTGCCTGGTTACTGCCTTCCGATTGGAAAGGGGCCTCTTGGGACTTACGACCAAAGTTGTTGGCCTTGTTAACCTCATCACCGAATACAGGGGGAGTACGAACGCCATTTCTCCTTCCCGAGAAAATTCGAGGGAAAGAGAATTTGGTGTCTCCTACTTCTATAGGGGCCGTGTTTTCAGATTGTTGTGCTTGGAAGAATCCACAGCACGACGTGGATCTGGAGGCGCTACGTGGTAACCTGTATCCAATCTTAATCGATTGGTTGGGCCGCGTGGAAGATCGGGCAATCACTCGACTCTTCGAGCTCTTCGATAAAATGATGGGGAGCACGAGACAATTAGACCGTCCTCTGGAAGGCTTCGGCCGACTCCAGGGGTTAGGGAAACTAAGTCTCAAGCCCGAACCTGCCGGGAAGACCCGTGTCTTCGCTATGGTGGATGGTGTGACGCAAATGGTGATGAAGCCGGTTCATGATCGATTGTTCTCTCTCCTTCGAGTAATCGAGGAAGATGGAACTTTCAATCAGATGGCTCCAGCTGAACGTCTCGTGGCCAGAGGTCTAAGAAACTTCTGGTCATACGACCTAAGCTCAGCCACGGATCGTTTTCCGATCCTATTGCAGCACACCGTGATGGGTCTCCTATTGGGCCCAGTCTTGGCGTCAGAGTGGGCCGCATTACTTGTAATGCGTCCTTACTTGGTGCCTATGGGTCACGATCGAAAGATCAAATCCTTCAAAGTTCCCGATGAAGGAGTTGTGACCTATGGTGCCGGACAGCCTATGGGGGCTTATACCTCCTGGGCTGCCTTTTCGCTAACCCATCATATTTTGGTCCAATGGGCGGCTTTCAAAGCGTATGCTAAGATTAGCTGGTTCAAGGATTACGCTTTACTTGGAGACGATATCGTCCTTGCGGACGCTAAAGTAGCCAAAGAGTACTTGCTTCTAATCCGAGCGATCGGAGTGGAGGTAGGTTTGGCGAAATCATTGATCTCGTCAAACGGCTCTTTTGAGTTCGCGAAGCGAACCTTTATTTGCGGCCAAGACGCCTCTCACATAAGTCTCCTTGCCTTGGGGTCAGCGAAAGCTGATCACTCGGTATTGGAGCAGTTGTTAGGACGTGTTGGTCGTGAGCTTTCTGTGGTGGAAGCACTGCGGATCGGAGCTAAGGTCCTAGGCTATGGGTACCGAACGATGGCACGGCTGCCAGCTGTGCTGTCGACTAGGTCCCGTCTCCAAGGCATGGCAATTCTTCTAACCCGTACAGGAAGCCCATGGGGCCTGTCCGTAAGGGATTGGTTCCTACAGGCATCGCCTGGAAAGGTAAGGGAGATAGCCGATCGATTAGAGGTGAAAATCTCTAAATCGGTTTGGGTGAAACTACAAGGCAGTCTGCTGGCATCACTTAACGCGCATCTGCGCGGAATGGCAAAGGTCCGAAGGAAGGACTCCTACGGTACCGGCGCCACAGTTATGGATCCAGGAAACTGGCACCTCAACACGTGGGAATACTACGTGGTGGGGTCCATACTGAGTGATATGCGGACTCGCCTTGGAACCATCCAAGAACGAGTGAAGTCCTTGGTCCAGCCTACCATATTAGAGCTTAACGCACTATACGTCGAAATTGACGAATTACGGAAAGAGCTGGATGCTATTCCTGTAGTTCCGAATGTCGTGGAACGAGCTCGTATTGAGTTCGGCGGCAAGAAACGATCCGCAACCATCCGGTTGTGGCGTTCTGTTTCGCGTATACTCACTAAGGCCTTAGCCAGTAATGATTTCAGCGATGTCTAGGGATCCAACCGATGGCAATGGGGAATCATGAACGGTAATATCCAGGTTTGGAGACTACCTGGGGAACGGGCTATGGAGTGATGTGGTAGCGTTGACCAGAGATTGTCTGGCAACAGGGCCGAAAGGCTTCAATTGAACTAGAAGGAGGATAAGCGGGCTACTAACCCGTAATCCTTTATGCCCTTCCTTGGGATGAAGAGAGATACGTCTACTCAACATCCTCAAATTTAAGTTCGCTTTGAGCGCAATCCGG